GTAAACGATAGTGTTAGGTGAACAGTGACGAACCACCCAATCCAACTGGCCTTGAGGCTGATTGGTCTTACTTTGCGTAGATAGTTTAGCATGTTTACTCCTCCTCATGCTGTTGTACTTCTCCTCTACCCTCACAGGTTTCGCAGTGCATTATCTTGCCGACAAGCTCACCGCCATACCTATAGTCTGGCTCTGGAACTTCGTATTCTATCATACATTCACCTTCACATTCGGGGCATTCTATCCAGAATATATCAGGCATCTAATATTCCCTCTCTTATCATGTCTTCGATACGCCTGCCGTACCAGCCCTGCAATTGCAGATAAAGGCCAGAGTTATAAATGTACTGCCAAGCTTGAATAAACTCATCGTGTGAACGAGGGGCTTCAATACCTTCAGCAATCATAACAGCGATTGATGGTGTCATTTCATAGTTATCATTCAAAGAACATAGGTCGGTAGTCTTCATAACCATTCTCCATTGAGATTTTCTTTTTGTTGAACATCAACATCACTTGCAAATCATGTGTGTCACCAATAAATCTTACGTCCTTTTCAAATTGAGTCAAAGAAGTTTTAGGAGGGACTGTTTCACCCTCATCATCTGTGCCAGCAAATATACCTTTGTTAACAAGAGGCTGGGGGTAGTTGCGATGAATCCAGAAATATCTTTCTTCTGCGTACAAACCTTCATCGTCAATGTACACACCATCTCCATTGTCATAGAGGCGTACAAAAGCAAACATTCTTGCATCAATAAGGTCTTTTATCCATTGATAGTCTGTTGGGTCTATTTGTGAACGAACAAGCTCAATCTTCTGTTGTTTTGGCTGAATTACTGTGTCTAATGATTCAATCATGTGAACCTCCTGTGAATGTTTCACAAAAAAAGGGCAGGGTCAGTTGATACCTAAACCCTACCCTCCTTCCATCCTAGGGGAACGGTTACTAGAATGGAATATCGTCATCCATTGTGTCAGGTGAGCCAGTCTGAGGCGCATCAGGTGATGATGTCCCCTTGCTAGCTAGACGGAATGTCGAGCCAGCACCAGCTAGCTTCACCTTGAATGAACGGTGCTTTTGACCATCCTTCTCATACTCTTCGATGATAGGAAAGCCTTGTACAAATACGGTAGTGCCTTTGGAGGCATACTTCTCAATGACGTTAGACACTAGGCCTTTGCCATTGCTACCGTCCCAAGCTTCTACACGATACCAGTGTGTTTTCTCTACCTTCTCACCAGACTTTGTGGTGTAGCCCTCGTTGACGGCTACTGAGAAGTTAGCAACCTTAGTACCGTTTACGTCACGGACTTCTGGTTCACTGCCGATGTTACCTGAGATTGTGATTTGTGCGAAGTTCATGTCTATTTCTCCTTGCGTTGACATGGTTAAGGGTGGGGGCAGCACGTCTATTCCCCCTGTCACTGGATTTCGACTATCGTACGCTAGTACCAGTGTCAATTCTAATTACTGTTTGGCTTTTCTTCTTTGCATAGCCTGTTTGATAGTTGAGGGTTTGACAGATGTTGCAACACCTCTACGTTGTTCTGTTGCATACTTCCAAAAGTAATGAAGCCTTTCTTTGTTAGCATCCAACATTGCTTTAAACTGTTGTAATGTCATTTGAGATGCTCTCATTTGCTTGTCTCCACCCACTCATAACCAAATTTTTTCCACTTTGGCTTCTTATAGCCAGCTATCCTTTTGATAGAAAAAAGTGTAATTGAAATAATACACCCCCCTATGACGGCCGCCATCATGCCAGCAAATGTGCCAGCAAACATAACAACGAGCAGTATAGTTGAGGCGATGTCAATCGGGATGTCAAGCCATAACACTTTCTTGAAGTCAAACTTGGCTAATAAAAACAGAATAGCTAGTGCTGAAAAGACACCAGCAACAATATAGAATATCATTTTGTCCTCCTTTGCAGACTGAGGCGTTTCAAGGCGGTGGTTGTTGCACAAAAAAAAGTGAGAGACTAGAGCGTGATGCTCCAGCCTCTCGATGTTTGGCGTAGGGCTACTGAACCCTACGACCATATTTTGCTGTGTACTCTGCCCTCTGCTTGGGCGACCATGACATGTAGACATCCATGGTGACTTTCTTGCGGAAGTTCGACCACTTCTTAGTCTTGCGTTCTGCGTCAAGCTGAGCCTTGGACTTGTAAGCATCCATCGTGTAGCCTGTACGTTTCTCAATCTCAGGGCGTACCTTGGTCTTGAGTACGTAATGCATGTTCTTGATGTATGCATATTGGTCACGCATCTTGTCTATCCGAGCATCAATGGCTTCATCCTGTTTGACTGTAATCTCAGGGTCATTGACAACGTGGTCATCCTTCTCGTTCTTGAGACGGTTGGCATAGTTGGCTAACGATTCCATCTCGTACTCAAGGTTGCGAATGCGAGAGTCTATGAGCTTGCAACAAAGTGTCAAGTCATTGCCATCACCGTGGAACATGATAGCGGCTGTCTCAAGCTGTGCGTAGTGCATCTGCCATGCATCATCGTATGAGTGCTTGGAATGCTCTGAGAATGTGTCGTACTGTAGAGACTTGGCAATGTGGTCAAGGTACTCAGTGGTAACATCCTCAAGGCGAGGTAGCTTGACTGGTGTAGGCTCAATGTTAGTTAGGTCAATATCAAATGGCATGTCTAGTTCTCCTCTACGATACGGTTGCCAAGGTATTCTTTGTATAAGTCAAAACATTTGGGTAATGTTGTGTACTGTATATCAAATGCTTCAGCCATGTTGCCTCGCTCAACTGCGTCTGCAAGTGCTTTTGACCAGAAGATAATCATTTGTTTGATTGAATACTCTTCGTTCTTGTCAGTAAATATCATTGTGATTCTCCTTACGTTATGGGGTAGATGTCAATCACCTACCCCTAAGTTGGCTTACTGAATGTTGTATGATTCTAGCAATGATGCTAGTTGTGCTGCTCTGGTGTAGTCACCATCGCAAACAGCAATCTCAAGCTCATCCTGTAACCAGATGCGCTCATAATCCTCAGGAAGTGGGATGTCGCTGATGTACTGTTGGTCTTGCATTTCTGTTAGTTGTGTTTTGAAATAACCCATGATGTTCTCCTTGACGTAGGGCTGACACATACACACGATTGTGCATGATGTGGACGGGCCGACTATGAGTTGCGAAATGTCAAGGATTTGTTTTGGCAGTAACGTGATGACTAGAGCAGAACAACGAGCCGCACTACCGTACGGCGACACCATGAGAGATGGCACAATAAGCCAAAAGAAATGCTTGATATAGTGGAGGTCAGACGGAAGAGAGCTACTGCATCTCTTGCGTCCTACCGCAATGGTTCGTGTTCGAAGAGTCATCATTCCATGATATCATCACAACTCGTGTGTGTGTGTTCTCAATCTTCAGCGTGATGACTCGCAAGCAAGGTGTAAAGAAACCTTAGACTTGCCACGTCAAGTCTTAGGCTTTCTCATCCCGCAGTCTTGCCATGACCGCTTAGGGAATTGCATGTGCAACTTACTGTGAGTACCCCTCGATGGGGTGCGAAACAGTTGATTTCGACACTCTACTTGAGATTAATAATGTCGAAATCCACAAATAAAAGATAGATAAGACAGTAAGATGTAAGAAGTGAGTTGACAGGCCTATCTGAAGTGTACCTATAATACGTCCGTAGCTAATCGGGTCTTGGAAATGACAACAGCAGATAAACAACAGCAAGAGAAGTATAAAGGCTCTATCGTCCCAATGGATGAGATAGAGAAACATGCTCCAGTAGCTCAAGCGGGTAACGAGAAGTTAACTGAACCGCAAGCTGATTTGGTGCATATGATATTGCATAACGGTTGCAACCCAAGTGAAGCCGCTAAAGCACTGGGTAGAAACAAAGCTTGGGCTTACACAACCCTGAAAAAACAACATGTTATCGAGTATAGACAACAGTTGGCTATGATGACTTTGGGATGGGACGCAACACAAGCGATGGCAACGATGAGAGAACTGCTGAACAGTAAGTCACAATATGTAAGGCTTGAAGCCGCTAGAGACTTGATGGATAGAGCAGGGATAAGACAGGACGTAGTGAAGTCTCCGTCTACTGCTGTACAAATCAATTTCAATGTAGACTAGATGGGACCCATGCTAGTATATGGCTTACTACAGAAGACGCTTTGAAAAACCGGACGTAATCCATATAAAGGTCAACTACACACACGATAGACTTCATCTAGTTATTAAGCCAAAAATATTTTTTATGTGAAAAGGCTGATTGTGAATTTAGATTATAAACCTCCAGGTCCAGTAGCCAAGTCCTTTATGAAGAGTGAGTCTTTTGTACGGGGTATTAGAGGACCTGTTGGTTCTGGCAAATCCGTGACTTGTTGCATGGAGATAATGCGGAAAGCTGTCAACCAAGCCCCTAATTCTGCTGGGGTACGCAGAACACGGTGGGCAGTTATTCGTAATACCAATCCTCAGTTAAAAACCACGACTATTAAGACGTGGCGGGATTGGTTCGGTGATGAAGTTGGCAAGTTTGTGTGGAGTCCTCCCTACACTCATCTTGTCAACTTCTCATTGGGGGATAAGACTACCGTTGAATGTGAAGTCATCTTTTTAGCATTGGACAAGCAAGAGGACGTAAAGAAGCTGTTGTCATTGGAGCTAACAGGAGTTTGGCTCAATGAGGCTAGAGAGCTTCCAAAGTCTATCGTTGATGCATGTACCATGCGTGTTGGTCGTTTCCCTTCTATGCGTGATGGTGGTCCGAGTTGGTTTGGCGTTATTATGGACACGAATGCTCCTGATGAAACGCATTGGTGGGGCATTATGTCTGGTGAAGTGCCTGCTCCTGAGTATATGGCGGCAGATGAGAAGATGCTGTTGGTTAAGCCTGATGACTGGACATTCTTTACACAAGCTGGTGCTATGAAAGAAAAGCGTGGTGAGGGCGGTGCTTTAATAGGCTATGAGAAGAATAGTAAGGCTGAGAACATAGGAAACATACAGCCCGATTACTATGATAAGATTATTTTAGGTAAGACACCGCAATGGGTAAAAGTTTATGTACTGAACGAGTACCAAGCATTAATGGATGGCAAGCCAGTGTATGCGACCTTTAGGAAAGAAACGCATGTGTCAAAGTCCCCTATTGAGCCTGTTGATGGTATAGAGGTAATAGTTGGTATCGACTTTGGCAGAACTCCAAGTGCTATCTTTACTCAACAGGGTTTTGCTGGAAGGTGGAGTATATTCCATGAGGTTATTGGTCAGGATATGGGTGCGGGACGTTTCGCTGAGGTCCTTAAAAGGGAAATCGCTAGGAACGATTGGGACAAACATACTTTCAAATTTGTTGGCGACCCTGCTGGTAATCAGATGGCGCAGACTTCTGAGCAAACGCCATTTATGATATTACGTGCGGCTGGCATTAATGCTCACCCTGCTCCAAGTAATGACGCTGTTATGCGAGTGGAAG